CCATTCAACTCATACCAATGTATATCAAATATATATTTATCAGATTCAATTTTACCTACTTTTTTCTTCCAGTCTTCAGGCTTTCCTCCATACATTTTAGCTAAAGTTTCTTTTGCCCTTAGCTGAGTTTTACTGTCACCACCTGCAATTACTTTAGTTGTCTCGAAAACAGCATTTTTAGGAATAAACAATTTTTCTCCGTTATAGATATAGCTAAATTGATTTTGTAGAAATTTCCCTTTGCTTATTTCGTCATATCTTTCCTTTATTTCTTGCCATTCGTCAGTACTATTATACTTCGAATTTTGAAAATCATCAAGTGATTTAGGTGCATCTGAATGAAGAATATTTTTATAATCTTCATACTGTTTTTTATCAGTATTCAAATTAGTTAATTTCCTTTCGGCCAACACAGCTTCCGGGTTTGCTTCGACATGTTCCTTATGCCACTCCTTGTAAGTCATATTAGCCGGCAATTTATAATTCTTTCCTGTTTCTTCATTCGTTGCTATTCTAGTGCCTTCATTATCTGTAAAGTATGGAATAGTTGTTGACCTGCAATAAGCATGCAATGGGGGATAATTCTCACCAGGTATCGCTTTATCTATTGGCCAGTGTTTACCATCAAGGTTTCTACACATAGAACTTGTTTTTAAATCTAAAGTTGCAAGATACTGATACTCTTGCACTCCATAATTAACATAAGCAATTTTAGTTGATTGATTGCATATATAATTTGTTTCAGTTCGTACTAACCGGATAGCCTTTTGTCGTGCTTGGCCTGTAGCCTCTACTAAGTCTCTTGCTATGTCACGATTTGATTTACCTTGTATCATTCCTTGAGTTAATGTTTGATCAAGTTTCTTTTCAAAGTTATCTATATTACCCCAAAGTTTCTCAGAAAAATTACTACCGCTCCAGGGATATTGTAATAATGATTGCAATGTACTCTGTGGTAAACTTTTAAAGCTTTTACCGAATCCATCAAACTGCTGCATATCAAATATAGACTTGTAATAGGTATCGCTTAATAAATCGTCATACAGCTCAAATACTCCATCATATGCATTATTAAATGCTTTCTCTGCTATACTGTGCAAATGAAATTTAAACTCTTCAAAGCACTTTACTCTTGCCCTCGTTGATAATGCCTGTAAATAATCTCTATATTCTTTTCTAAAGTTTGAATCCCTTGCTGATTTTATATAAAAATTAAGATCTCGTTTAAATTCTTTTAACTGGTTATTTCTAAGATATTTCAATGATTCTGCATAAGACATTTTATTATCTTTAGCATATTTCATATACAAGCTTGATATTTTGCTTTCAATATCTTTTTCTGCTTGTTTAAAATATTCTTTTATCTGGTTTTCATACCTTAATGATTGCTTTTCAGCATCTAGTATTCTTTGCTCTGCTCGTTTCTGCCAATACTCATGACTATTCATTTAATTTATCCTCTGGATTATTCAAGTCATTATATTCATCATTTAGTTGTTCATTTATTTCATTTTTTAACTGTTTGAGTTCATCATCCAAATTAGTAACCCATGGATGATTAGAAATGATTGTTTTATCAGAAATAACACCTTTACTGTTTGCACAATCTGTTATTGCCTGAGATTCATTAATAGCAATATCACGATTAAATACTATTTCAATTTCTGTATTTGATGCTGTTTGCTTTGTGATAGTAATGTACACATTAACAAAATAAATAAGCTGTTCAAAAGCCCATTTAAAATTATCTTCCATAGCATTACACTTTAGATCTAAACCAGAATAAATAAACTTTAACGCAATGCCTGAAGGGCTGTTGCCTAATTTATCTGAAGACTTGTCTACCCCTTGGCCAAAATCAAACATATCCTTTTTTAGCTGTTCGTAATGTTTTTCAGCGGCTTCAATATTAATTGTGGTTTCAACTTTATCCAATCCTGCGTTTTCATCTGCTTCAAGTTTTACTGCTCTGTAGTACATTAAATCTCGCATGAATTCAGATAGATTCTCTCCACCATAACCCCTAAGTGCATAAATAACATTCTTTACATCTTCAAGCAGATTAGCAACATCCGACCTTGTCAAATCGTAGTTATCAACGAGTGTTTTAATAAATTGTAAATCAGGCAATTCAAAGTCATTATTCTTGAATGGAACAAACGGAACTCTTCCCCAGCTACCTGGTTCATTTCCTACTTTGAAATGTCCATCATATGCATTTTCTTCATCAAGATACATTTCAGCATCAAGAATAACTTGACCGTCCTGCATCACATAATAAGTCACGTTCTCAGGTGTCCAGTATTCAATCTTAGTTATGTACTTTTTAGTTTTACCCTCATACACTTCTACTTCGTAATAACGAATAAATGCCTGAAGGACTTCATGATCATTGTCTTCCCAAATAGGAATGCATTGTTCAGAAGATATTTTCATTGTTTTAAATCGTCCTGCAGTATCTATATATTCATGCAGCCATGCAATACCTTTGTTGCTTGTCTCTGTTCCAAGTTGATTGAGTTTCTTCTGGAATCTCTTTTCCAAAGTAGCTTTAACTACTTTCATATAATTATCATCTTCACAAGTTAAGGTGTATGGTTTAACAAGTAAATAATTAACTTTATCATCAACTAAACTATGCATGAAGCCATGAGCGAGTTTATTATTAGTCTTAGTTTCATCTTCAACCGGCAGTTCATTCTCATATCTTATCATTTTGCGATTAAGAATATCATTATCAACTCTGTAGTATTTATCGCCCTTAATCATAAGCTGTCGTTCTTTAGATGCATTAAACTCATCTATATATATTTTAATTAATTCTTCTGTTGTTAATGTATTGATATTATTTTTAATCACATTCTCACCTCTTTTATTTAAATACTGATATGCTGTTGCCTTTAAATATTATTGTATAGCAGAAATAGCGAACTGCATCCATTGCATGATCATGTTGCTTAATTGGTTTATCCTCGCCACGCTCTGAAGCTTTTGCATCCCATATATATGAATTAAACTCTAATACCGTGTTAATACATTCCACAGAAAAAGCAATCTTCTCTTGGTTGAGCAATGAAGCAACATATCTAATACCATCTACAACATCATTTTTAGCTTTCTTTATGTGGTATCCTCGTTTTCTAAGCTCTGCTATAAAAGATGCTGCACTCGGATCTATTACTATTGACTTTGGTTTAATGACCCCTAGAAATATTTTCAAATCATCTGCATACTCACCATCGGTCTTTTGCTCTGATTCATCACGTCCTGAATAATAGTATTCTTTTATACAGATCCATTTTCCTTTTGTATCCTTACACCATAAAAGAAAAACAGTAGCGTTTTGAGTACCATAGTCACAACTGACATAATAAGTAGTTGTTATTAAATCCTTTAATTCATTTAACACATGCTTTGCAGCATTGAACATGTCATAAATAACACCCTCTGCCACAACCCATAAACCCCTAATGTAACGGTCATAGAATACGCCACTATACATTGACCTATATCTTGCTTTAATCTTCTCAGATAGGCTTAAATTATCATCCATTGTGAAATGTAAATATAGGAGATTCTTCAATTCTAACTTATCTATCCAATTAACTTTAAACCAATGAAATGGTCCATCTGGGTTACAGTTAAACCAAAACTTTGAACCATCTACTGAGCATCTACCTGTTGCCTGGTTAACAAATGATTCAGGCATTAAAGCAACTTCATCAAAAAAACAGCCTGCAAGAGTGATACCTTGTATCAAGTCTTGTGACCGTTCATCTTTACCACCAAATATATAAAAATAGTTAGTAACATCACCCTTGCTAACTATTACTAAATTATCTGCTCTATGATCTACAACTCCATAACCTCTGGATTTGAGCATGAGCTTTAACCAGAACAATACGTTACGTCTGAATGAACCTATCGTCTTTCCACACATACCAAAGTTTTGTTGTGTGAATACCTCCATTGCCCAAATAACGAATGACAATGACATTGACAAAGTCTTACCTGAACGGATAGCTCCATCTGCAATTATACCGTCTTTATCTTTTACAGGTGAATTTGGAAGCCACCATGTTAATACTTTAAGCTGCTTATTAGAGAAGGGTTTAAATTTAAATATAGCTTTTTTTATTCTTGCCATACATCATCAACCTGCCCTTTTAAAGCTTCTACAAAGCCATCATCTTCGGTAGTTTCATTGTCATCTAAATTAGCCTTAACTTTTAGTACTGCAATTCGTGTTTTTTGCTCTTCTGTAGCAAGTTCCCAATTATTATGCAATAACTCATCGTATTGTTTAATCATACTTTCAAACGTCTTCATTGCCTTTGATTGAGCATTAAGGAATGTAGCGTGCTTATCCCAAGCCTGTTGTACTTCCCATTTCTCACTACTTCCAGAATTGCTACAACCTTCACCAATTTTGGTTGTAGTCTTATCTTCCTGATCCCTGACATACATAAGTTTTTGAGCTCGTATAATAGCAGTATATTGCAGCTGTATATTATCCCAAAGGAGATCTAACGGGTTAGCTGATTGAATAGCACCCATGATTTGCATTGTTTCCTCAGGAAGCCATTTAGTCAAGAACCCATGTTTTTCTGCATTCTTATTTTGAGGTGGTCCTGTAGCATTTTTATTACCAGGCTGTCCACCTTTTTTCTTCGCAACGTTGCGTTTATTTTTCTGCAACGTTGCATTTTTATCTGAATCCCATTTATATCTGTTCTTCCAGCTCCGAACTGTTCCTTCAGGTACATTTAGTTGACTTGCAATCTCAACTAACTTTAAGCCCTGTTTAAATAGTTCCTGAGCTTTCAGCATTCTTTCATCAGGTTCCTTCTTTGCCAAGCCTCACCACCTCATTCGTCGTTATATTATATGCCCGCCCCTACCCCTATGCAGTTTAGATTCACGTCTGCATCATCACAATAAAAAAAGAACCCTGTTAAGAGTTCTTCGCTGATCTTTTCATTTCATTTTCCCTTTTTACTCGTTCATATTCCTCTGCATCAAAATCGCCATCGTCTTCATCATCCGCCTTAGTATCTGGCTCTACATTATTGAATGCAATCCTCGTTATAATTGATATAATTCTATAAGATGATAACCCGAAATATGGTAAATAAAATACCCAAATCAATTTTATTATATACAAAAATGTTATCGTAAAATTCAATGGCTGAATATTTATATTAATAAAGTTCAAGCTGCTTATAGTATTTCTAAAAAACAGTGCTAAAGAACTTACAATTAATATAAATCCCGATCGTATTGATTTCACAACATATTTTTTCATTAAATTTTTATAGTGTTCGTCTTCAAAAATAAACTTAGCTATAAGATTATTTTCCAAACTAAATAACAAGGCAATTAACGTTCCAATAAAGCCTATTAAAATCGAAGAAAAACTTACTACAGCATTTAAAATATTATCCTTATCATCTAATATATTCGTTTTAAATAAAAATAAATATATAATTAAACTTATAACACTGAACGCAAACGGATACCAAATTTCAATTATACAATTAATTTTATCTTTGTTTTTTTCAATCCAATTGCATTTCAATTTTTCCTTCTCCTTTTATATATTTAATGAATCCAATAAGTCTTTTTTTCTTTCTTTATATTTCATTCTTATTCTGTCTGCCATATCTTTATACGAAATAGTCTCCAATTTTTCAAGTTTTATATTTATAAAATCATGACTTTTCATAGTAAATAAATCTATTGTTTCAATAGGATCAGTTTCAGAATATTTAATATTCAACTCAGCAGCAATGACAAGTCCTTCAGTTCTTTCTATATCCATTATCGTATCTTTAATTGTTTCTACATCCAAGCTTCCTTTTTTCGCATGTCCTAATGACATAGTTACAGTAGCGACTTGAGAGTCAAATTCATCAAAATATTCAAATAATCTTCCGAATGATGATTTTTTTAAGTTCTTTCGTGTTTTATTTTTAGCGCTAGCAAACCTCATTGTAATTTTTCTAAAGATTTTTGCTTTCTCAAGTTTGCTATTTTTATCATTTATAATAATTGGTCTTAAATAAATTCCATGCGTTGTAGAATTGTATAGTTGACTTAAATAATCCTCTATGCCTGTAGAACTTAAACTATCTCTATTCCTTTGTAACGCTAATATGTGATTTTCGCAATCGTATACAGACGTTACTTCTTCTCCTATATACTCATCTAAAGCTAATTTCATTGGTTTTGCTACCTCATTACTCTTTGCAGTAGAAGGTATTTTGGTTTGCCTTAATCTAGCAAAATTCAAGTGCCAAAAATTATCAATTTCATTATACTCGTATTGATCCAGTCTTGCCTCTTCCTGATAATATTTGTATGTTCTTTCTTTTATTCCTAATTTTGAAGCTTTAACTATTAAATTTTCTAAAGAAAATAATTTATCGTTATCTCCTTGCTCTTCTTTTGGTGCTTTTACTACTTGATAGTATTCTATTCGCACTTTTCTTGTGTAAGACATTTATGATTCCCCCATTATGTATGTTTTCCAACATTATACATCGGAAAACATTTCCTGTCTACAATATATTACATAAAAAGACATTACCTTCCAGTAATGCCTTTTCAAGGGGGTTATACAAATGTCGACTTTGTTTGTCAACTTCGGTAGCTTAACAATAACACAACTTTATACTAACATTCTATAACATGTTTATATTTTTATTAAATTTTATATTTTTATTAAATTTAACGCGCTTTCATGAATCCTAAGTACTTGCTGGTAACTATAATTACAGTCAACTGCTATGTGTTCATATGTCTTGCAATCTAAGTACCTGCATTTCATAATTTCTCTTAGCTTTGGATCTCTAATTTTATTTATTTTATTTTCAATATCTGTTCTTGTTTCTAGAAGCTTGTTTATGTCCTGATTAATTGTTTCCTCAATTTCGTTGATAGTTGATATACCATCCTCAATTGTGTTTGTCCTATTCTTACTCTTTGGCATGTCTGATAACGTGCCGGTAATATTATAAATCTTGCTTTTGCAGTTCTCAATACATTTAATTTTTCTATCAATCTCTGCATTAAGATATCTATATTCACTTAAATATTTAATTTTTTCTCTTTGTTCTGATGTCAACATTCTTATCCCCCCAACATTTGCACAAATTATTTATTCTCACGAACTCTCCGTAATGTTCAGATTCATCATTTACACAAACTAGATCATTAATCAAAGTCTCTTCTGAATGCTTACAATTTTCACATGTTTTCATGATGTGCCTCCTAGTCTATTAAGCAAATCAACTATTTCTTCTTGATACTTTACAAGCCATTTAACCTTGTCTACGTCATATTCTTTTTGATTTAGCCACAGTGAATCTTTATTAAACTCTGGTCTCATTACATAGCCAACTCTTATTTTGTAGAGTCTAAGCCCAGAGCACCTGAAGCCGTGTAAAATGTATGCCAGTTGTTCATCCACAATCATGGCCATGTTTAGAAATCTTGTCCACAATTCAGTATCAGGTAGGTCTGGTCGAGGATCCTCTATTGCTAAACTTGTAAAAACCATATAATCACCTCAGTTCTTCAATCTTGATATAAATACCTGGCTTGTCTGCCCAAAACTTTTCAGTTATTTCAGAGGCTACCAAACTATCATCAGTCCAATATTTTAAGTCTGTCATAACATCCTTCAACATCTTGATTAAGTTATCTGTATCTGGTTTAGTTGTTTTATATATTCCGTCTCCATGATTCCCTGAAGGAAAGAGCCACTTTGTCGTTAGCCTTACAGCTGCAGTATATTTTACATCCGGTATATGTTGTCCCAAGTGAGCAGTCAACTTAGCACGTACTGCTTTTAGTTCAGCTGGTTCATAAAATACCGGCTTACCTTTTACTACTCTGACCTGCAGCTCCTGGTGAGTTTTAGTTGGAGGAATCATGGCCATAAAGAATTCAGTTGTCATTACTTCACCAACCTTAATCCTGGTTGATTAAATAAATTCATAGGTCCTTCAATAGTGTCCCATT